CATCCGCGCAAAAAAAATTCCCAAAATGGAGAATCCCGTTTAAAATGCCAGCCCGCAAACCCCGCTCCCTGATAGTCCGTCATGAAACTGCCGCCGAACAGGCTGAGCGCGCAGCTCGAGAGCTGTCCGCCAGGCCAGACCGCACTCTGCCGAGCTCGCCGCCGGCGCAGCTCAAGGACCGGCTTATAGCCAGAGCTGCCTGGCGTTACCTGATGCGCCGCTTCGATGAGACGGAGGGCGAGATCGTGACTGGCTTCGATCTCCACTTGTTGACCAACTTCTGCATGGCCATCGAACAGCTGGCGCAGCTGAACGTGATGCGTGATACGGCTTATGAGGTCTGGCTGCAGCTGGCTGCCGGGCATAAGAGGCTGGCAGAGGCGGGCCAGGTTGACGATGCAGTCTTTATGGCCATGAAAGTGGTTGATGCTTTCGACGCGGTGGTGAAGCTGGACAGTCGGATCGATCGCAAGGCGGACCTGATCCACAAGCTGAGCCAGTCGCTATATCTCACGCCACGCTCCCGAGCCGGTGTGGCGCCCGCGAAGAAAGAGCCAGAATCGCCTCCGGACGAGCTCGAGCAGCTGATGGACGAATTTGTAGGAGCAGCAAAGAAGGGCAATGATTGATGAGCATCGTGCACAGCGCGCATTCAATTTCTTTCAACACCTGCGGCATACCAAAGGCCGGTTCTATGGCCAGCCTTTTGAATTATTGCCATGGCAGGATGCGCTCATTCGGGATGTGTATGGCACGGTCAATGGCAACGGCTTCCGAAAGATCAAGACGGTCTATCTGGAGATACCTAAGAAAAACGGCAAATCGGAATTGGCAGCCGGTGCGGGCCTGTATCATACTTTTGCCGATGGCGAGCGCAACGGTGAGGTGTATGGCTGTGCAGCCGATCGCAGCCAGGCCAGCATCGTATTCGACGTGGCGGTGGATATGATCGATCAGGTCCCGGCGTTGAAGAAGCGCGCCAAGCTGACGCTCAGCCAGAAGGTGATCACCGATAAAGTGAGTGGAACGTTCTACAAGGTCGTGAGCGCGGAGGCCTATACCAAACACGGGCTCAATGTGTCGGCTTGCGTTTTCGATGAGCTGCATGCCCAGCCTAATCGTGATCTATGGGACGTGATGACCTTCGGCGCTGGCGATGCGCGCACCCAGCCGATCTGGTGGATCATCACCACGGCCGGTGACGACCCGGACCGGATGAGTGTGGGCTGGGAGCAGCACGAATATGCATTGAGAGTCTTATCCGGCGACATCATCGACCCCACGTGGTATGTGGTGATGTATGGCTACGATGGCGACGATATCTACAACGAGGCTAACTGGGCGGTGGCCAATCCATCTTTGGGCACCACGATTACGCTCGACACGGTGCGGGAGTCGGCTGAAAAGGCCAAGATAAAACCGGCCGATGAGCGCTTATTCCGCTGGTTGCGGCTGAATCAATGGATCACGACCAAGCTGACCACGTGGTTGCCGTTAGACCTGTTCGATAAAACGGTTGGAAATTGGACGCGGGCCGATCAGCTGGGCAAGGACTGCTATTTAGGACTCGATCTGTCCTCGACGACCGACCTGACGGCCCTGGCTGTGATCTTCCCTCCCCAGGGCGAGCAGCTGGACTGGAGAGTATTCTGGTACTGCTGGATCCCGGCCGACAACATGGATGAGCGGATCCGCAAGGACCATATCCCCTATGACAAGTGGGCCGAACAAAAATGGGTCACAGCTACGCCAGGCAACGTGGTCGATTACACCAAGGTCGAAGAAACGATCCTGGAGATCAAGAAGTTCCACAATGTAATCGAGCTGGACAGCGACCGGGCGATGGCCACCATGCTGCTGCAGCGCCTGGAGCAGGCAGGGATCACCTGCGTGGATGTACCGCAGACTTATGCCAGTCTAACCGACCCGATGAATCAGATTGAAATCTTGCTCAAAGGCCAGGCAAGATGGGAGGAACCGCTAAAGACTGTCGAAAATGCCGAGAACAACGAAATTCCACAGCCTCCTATCAATCATCTACTTAAAGGCCGCATGACTCATGAGGATAACCCGGTGGCGCGCTGGTGCTTTGGTAATACATCAATTGCCAAAAACGGGCAGGGGTATATCAAATTCGTCAAGGAACACAAAGGGAAATCGGTGGACCGCACCAAACGCATCGACTTGATTGCGGCCTGGGTGGACGCCATGACCAGGGCTCGTTACCACGCGGGAACTTCGGTGTACGAGACCAGAGGATTGCTGGTGCTATGAAACCACGGATCACCCTTAATCTGGCTGTGTTTATCTTTGGATTTGTGTTCTTGGCAGCTGGTCTATACCTGATTTATCCACCGGCGGCCCTGATTGGGCCTGGTCTGATCTTGATGGCAATAGCCCTATTTGGAGGGCGCCGATGAGCTATTTAACGCAATTGTTAGAGCCTCGCAGCCTGGAAAGCGACACACCGATCAATAATACGACGCTCGGAGCCATTCTGGGCGGCTATACTGCTACCACTGGAAAGAGCGTAAACGTTACAACTGCAATGCAATTGGTTGCTGTATATGCCTGCATCCGGCTTATTTCTGAGGCTGTTGCTACATTGCCGCTGCATTTATACCGCAGATTAGAGCAGGGCAAGGAAAGGGCACCAGAACACTCACTCTATCCAGTTTTGCATGATATCCCCAACCCTGAGATGACCAGCGTTGAGCTGCGGGAGACGGTCCAGGCGCATATGTTGTTATGGGGTGTTGGCTACTGCGAGGTGGTTCGCAATGGAGCCGGACAGGTCAAACAATTGTGGCCCATCATCCCCACCCGAGTACGGCCTTTTCGCAATACCCGCAACGAGCTGGTGTATCGAGTGACATTACCTGACAATCACTTCCAAACTCTACGGGCTGACAGAATCTTAAGGATGAGCGCCTTATTGGGATTATCGCCAATCGGACAGGCGCGGGAAGCTCTCGGACTTACTATGGCAGCCGAGGAATATGGGGCACGGTTTTTTGCCAACGACAGCCGTCCGGGCGGCTTGCTGGAACATCCTGGACAGCTATCAACAGAGGCTTCCGCCAGGCTGCGCAACAGCTGGGAAGAGTCGCAAAAGGGACTCACTAACGCTCATCGGATAGCAATCCTGGAAGAAGGGCTAAAGTGGGTGCAGGTGGGCATTGCACCCGAAGACGCGCAATTTTTGGAGACCAGGAAATACCAATTGGATGAAATTGCCCGGCTCTATCATGTGCCTCCACACATGATCGGAGATCTGGATCGGGCTACCTGGGCCAATATCGAGCATTTATCCATTGATTTCGTAGTCAATACCCTGCGTCCGTGGTTGGTGCGCTGGGAGCAGGCTATTCACAAAACGCTGCTTGTCGAGGAAGAGCGGCGGAGATATTTTGCCGAATTCTCCGTCGACGGTTTGCTGCGTGGCGATACGGCCACCCGCTACCAGGCATATGCCACGGCCCGTCAAAATGGCTGGCTAAATGGCAATGAGATCCGTGAGATGGAGAACCTGAATTCAGTGGAGGGGCTCAACACCTATCTCGTGAATGGCAATATGATGCCCGTCGGCGACGCTGGACGGGTTACCAAACCGGTTCCGGCCCCGCAGGGCGAGGAAGAACCGGAGGAGGATGGCGACGATGCCGATGCCAAAGCCGAAGAAGAATGAGGATCAGGATGAGTTTATGGACCGCTGCATGGGCGACGATGTCATGGTCGAGGATTTCCCCGATGAAAAACAACGCTTCGCCGTCTGCCAGCAGCAATGGAAGGATAAGGACAAAAAGGCCATGAAACCAGATCGAGAGCTGCGCTATTTATCATTTGATAATTGGGAGCTGCGCGAGGATGGCGACAAGCCGCCGCGCCTGGTTGGGTATGCCTCGGTGTTCAACCAGGAAGCCGAGATCTTTGGCCTGTGGCGGGAGATGGTGGCTCCCGGGGCTTTTAAGAAAACCATTGCCGAGAACGATATCCGGGCACTATGGAACCACAACACCGATCTGGTACTTGGGCGCAACAAGGCTAAGACTTTGCAGCTATCCGAGGACAAACACGGGCTGAACGCGGAAATCACGCCGCCCGATACCCAGGCCGGCCGGGATGCAGTCACCAGCATCAACCGCGGCGATGTTTCTCAAATGTCGATTGCGTTTCAAACTATCAAACAGGAATGGCAGGAACCGGAGAATAAGAAAGATCTGCCATTGCGCATTCTCAAAGAGATCAAGCTATTCGAGGTCTCGCCAGTGACATTCCCGGCATTCGAATCGACCAACATCCAGACGCGCAGCGGGCTATATCTGCCCGATGGCGAAATCGACCCCCTGGAAGAGGCGCGGCGGCTGATGCGCTGCGCCGAGTGGGGGCTTAACTTGACCGCAGAGCAGCGGCAAATCATCGCCGCGGCTGTGGAACTTTATAAACCGTTCTTATTGGAGCCGGTATATAGCCACTCCGATGAGCCCGAAACCGAGCCAGAAGTGGCGGACGGAAATGACCACTCGAGTGAGCCGGTCTTTCTGCACGATGAAGCTTTCTACTCGGCGATAGAGCGGGAACGAAGACTCGATCAAATCAGACAAACAATCATGGCGGAAACGCCAGGGAGATAAAAATGCCTACTTCTATCGAACTCCGACAGGAACGAGCCAGCCTGTGGGAGCAGGCGAAAAGCCTGCACATACTGGCCGAAAAAGAAAAGCGGGAACTGACCGGCGATGAGCGCGAGCAGTGGGACCGCATCAACGTGCGCATCGATAATCTCAAAGAGACCATCGAGCGCATGGAGCGCATCGATGCCATTGATGACGAGATGGCATCTATCGAAGAGCCTAGCCAGCGCAGCACCCCGCAACCCCAGAGGGTTGAGACAATGGGGCACAATTTCGCTGGTGAGGAAATAGAAAGTCCCCTTCCGAAAAGCGACGAATATCGCAAGGCGTTCGGCGCATACTTGCGCTATGGCCTGGGCGGGATGAAACCGGAATTGCGCGGCGTGCTCCAACCCTACTTCTCCAGCGCCGAAAGGCGCGACCTGGGTACGACCTCCGGAGCTGTGGGCGGAGCGACCGTTGCCGAGGACTTTTACCGGCAACTGTTGGAGGCGATGCTAGCCTTCGGCGGGATGCGCCAGGCCCCCACGAGCAAGATCACGACCTCCACCGGCGCGACTATGCCGATCCCGATGGTGGATGATACGCACAATGAGGGCGCTATCCTGACTGAGAACAGTGCCCTCTCGACAACGGGCGTTGACCCGACCTTCGGGTCCGTTGACCTGGGTGCGTACATGTACACCTCGAAGCTGGTGCGGATCTCCGTCCAGCTCCTGCAGGACAGCGCCTTCAACCTGGAGGCGTGGTTGGCAAAAGCCCTGGGTATCCGCCTGGGGCGCGTCACCAATAAACACTACACGACCGGTACTGGAACAGGACAGCCACAGGGCATCCTGGATGGGGCCGGCGAGGGCGTGACCGATGCCCCCCTGGATATCGACTACGCCGACCTGGTGGCGTTGGAGCACTCCATTGACCCGGCTTACCGTTCGAACGGCGCGGTGTGGATGTTCCATGACACCACGCTGATGACCCTCAAGCAAATCAAGAGCGTCGAAGATGGCCGTCCGCTGTGGCTGCCAGGTTTGGCGGTCAATGCCCCGGACACGATCTTGGGCTATCGCTACATCATCAATCAGGCCATGCCAGCCATCGCCAACAGCGCCAAGGGCATCCTGTTCGGCGATTTCTCCTACTATTTCATCCGCGACGTGCAGGATTTACGTGTCCTGCGCCTCGAGGAACGTTTCGCCGAATATCTGCAAGTCGGCTTCCTGGCCTTCCTGCGGGCGGACGGCGTTTGCGCCTTCCCGAGCGATATGGAAGTGACCACGAATATCCCGGTCAAGTACCTGGAATTCGAGGCCTCGAGCTAGCGAGCTAGTTTATCAATAACCCCTGGCTGGGGAACTACACCCCGGCCAGGGGAACTGGAGAAAATTATTATGGCATATCTGAATGATCGCGTTTTAGATAATGGCCTGACTGTATTAGATACCGAAGCCAACCGGTTGGATATCTGTAGTTCAGAACCAACCACATATGGCCAGGCTACCACAGATGGAGCTGTATCGCTGGGCAATAAAACCTCCCTAAGCATCGGAGTACCATCTGATCGCACCCCAACCGGGCGCAAAGTGACTGTCGCGGCCATCACGGACGGAACTGTCACGGACACGAATACCGCCACCCATTGGGCGATAACGGATACCGGGAATAGCCGATTACTTGCGACCGGCGCTTTAGCATCTAGCCAGGTTGTGACCGATGGAAATACGTTTACTTTGGCTGCTTTCGATATTGGCATTCCTGATCCGGCATAAGGCGAGCAGAAAAAAACGGAAGAAACGCAAAAAATGGCGGCGAAAACGTTCTATCTGATCGACGCTAAAAACAGTGGCGTCGAAAATATGCAGTTGCAGGATGGCGGTAGCCCGCCATCTCAAGCGCGCATTAGTACCGGTTGGATCGTTGGTACGGTGGCCGCGACCCGCTATGCCCGCATGGATAGTCAAACCGAACGAGCCTCAAGCGCTCTTTTGACGACTCCGGTAGAACCTGATAGCGGCCCCAATAACACCCTGGGAGATTGCTTCCGTTCGGTAAACCCGATTTCAGGGACTTTTGCCAATGCGGATTGGTCATTAAGTTTCCAGGTGGAGGGGGAATCCCGCTCAACATCGACCACGGATGGATTACTGCGAATCAGGATTTGGAGAAGCGCCAATGCGGATGGATCGAGCGCGGTAGAACTAACCGGCGCCACATTAACGACCACCCAGTTTACTAATCTCGCCAATTCTGCTTTCCAAACCATCACGGTAACCTGGTCACCGGGCGCGACAAAGACATTAACTAACGAATACCTGTTCATCCAGATCGCCTTTCAGTTAGATGGAGCGGGGAATAATACCAACGCGGATGTGCATCTGGCGGTTGGAAGTTCCTGTTCTATCATTACCAGTAGTTTCACGCATGACCTGACGGCCACAGGAATAGCGACAGGCGCGCCCGCTGTAGACACTCCGGCTCTCGCACAAATCCACGTTTTAACAGCGACAGGGATAACAACCGATGCTCCAACCCTGGGAACTCCCGCGGTCGGCATAACTCACAGTTTGATCGCCAATGATCTTACCGCTGGCACTCCGGTTCTGGATTCGCCCGCAATCGGGCAAATCCATGTCCTGACAAATAATGAGCTGGCGACCGGTGCGCCGTCCCTGGCATCCCCGGCGATAGCGCAAATTCATGGATTGAACGCTACCGGGATAGACACCGGGGCCCCAACGTTGGAAAACCCGGATTTGGCTGAGATAAATAGCCTGATAGCCGATGGGGTGGATACCGGCGCGCCAACCCTCGGGGAGCCAAATATCGGGCAAGTGCATGTTTTGACGACAGGCAATATAGATGCCGGAATGCCAACCCTGGGCGAGCCTGCCATAGCACAAGTCCATATGCTTATCGCAGATGGGATAACGGCAGGCGCGCCGATTCTGGCTCAGCCTGCCCTCGGCCAGGTTCATCTTCTCACCGCCGGCGGGGTAGATATACCCGCTCCAACCGTGGGCAATCCCATCATCGGGCAGATCCATGGATTGATGGCAGATGGGATCGTCACAGGCGCGCCAACTTTAGGAACGCCAATTCTGACAGAGAACGAAGAGGGCGTTGATCACCTATTTGCCAATGACCTGACAGGCGGTACCCCCGAATTGGGAACACCGGCTATCGGACAAATACATGCTTTACTAGCCAATGGGGTTACTGCTTCTGCTCCTGTTCTGGGCTCGCCTGCCGTGCAGCAATTCCATGCCCTGGTCGCTATGGCATTGGCAGCCGGCTCGCCAACGCTTGGCAATCCGGCCCTATCCGAGGGGGGGGAGGCGGAGGTAATCAATGGATTGTTCAAAGGGATGAACCGCGAGCAGCCGAGAAGGATGATTGATCTATGAGCGATATCTTGATCGAAAGCACACCCAAGATCGTCTTTGTCCTGGTTGATTCCTCCGGGATAGAGGTTGCCGGGTTGGGAACTACATTCACGCTCTCGATCTCCAAAAATGGTGGCGTGTTTACCCCCGGGGCGGGCACAAAAGGCGAAATCGGGAACGGATGGTATCACTATAGCCTGCTCAGTAGCGAGACGGACACCTCTGGACCGCTCGCCATTAAGGCCAGCGGCACAGGCACGATTCAACAGAATTTGTTCTATAAGGTAGTTGGGGCTATTTTTGAGCCAGGCGAAGGGCCAAATATTTTAAGTACGGCAGAGGCGGCAACAGTATTGCGCTGCGAGGAGGATGATCCAAATATGTTAATGTTATTACCGCAAGTGAATGCCTATTTGAGGCAAGCGACCGGGCGCTCCTGGGAAGAGGATGAACCGGTGCATGATGAGGCGAAATCGGCGGCGCGCATGCTCCTGGTGATGTGGCATGAAAACCCCGCCATGATCGGCGCGGGCCTGTCGGGGCTCTCATTTGGCCTCCCGGCGGCCTTGATGCAGCTCAAGGTACTCGGGATGGAGCTGGCCGAGACTGAGGGATCGTCATGAACCTCGATGGAAAGGTGACCAACCCAGGCGAGCTGCGCACGCGCATCACCCTGCTCGAGCGAGATGTGATTGTCGAGGCGGGTGGCTTCCAGGTACCTGATCTGGTGGAGATTGCCGAGGTGTGGGCCAAATGGGTGAACGCGCACGGGTCGGAAATCTGGACGGCGCAATCCGTGCAGGCCGAAGCCCCGGCGACGGTCATCATCCGCTACCTGACGGGTCTGGACACATCCTGTGTGGTGATGAAAGGTACCGAATATTTTGAGATCGTCTCGATCGATGATATCCGGGACAGGCATGAATATCTCGAACTAAAAGTAAAGCTTTGGAGGCCTGGCTGAGATGGTCGTACGCGCGAAAATCACTACGAAGGGCTTCGAGGAGTACCTGGAGAAGATCGCCCAGGCCGGGCAGAACGTCGACCGGGTGGCGGATGAGATGCTCGCCGCGGGCGGCGAGGTGCTGCTGGACGGCATGAAACGCAGAGTCCCAAAGGATACCCACAACCTGGAAAGCCACCTCACAGTGGACGGGCCGCACCAGGACGGGAATTTTCACTATATCCTGGTGGGTATCTCGAAAAGTACCGATGCCGACACGGCCCGCTACGGCAACGCCCAGGAATACGGCACGTCCAGCATGCCGGCGCAGCCCTATATCCGGCCCACGCTCGACGCGGATAAAGGCAAGGCACGCAAGGCGATGCTCGAAGTGGCCAAGCGGGCAGGCCTCCCGTGACCATCTGGGAGCTGGTGGAGGAGGCTCTAGCCGATCTGGGTATGCCCGTGGCGGCAAACGCCATGATTCAGGAGACCGGCGAACAATTGCCGGATCAGTATTTGGTTTACTTCCTGGTTTCCAGCCCCCCGGAGCTGCACGCCGACGACGTGGAAGTGATGCGCAGCTATCGGATACAAGTTTCTGTTTACAGCCGCTCCGGCCTGGCAGACCTGCCGGACGTGGACGGAGCGATGACCGTGGTGGGCTTCTCGAGAGGCCCACAGCGGGAACTGCCATACAACATTCTAACCAGGCATTACGGCCTGGCGCTCGAATACGTCTACACGGAGATCCCGGTAGAAGAGATAAGCTCGTAAACTAATTCAAGGAGTAAAGAAATGCCAATCGATTCAGGTGAGTACAAATCAAGAATAGGCTTGGATAGCCTGTATATCGCCGAGGTGACCCAGGACGAGGCGGCGGGCTACACGGCCGGGACGCCGCAATATCTTGCGCCGGCAGCCGAGGCAAGCCAGGAGCCAACCCAGAACACCGTGACGCAGTACGCCGACGACGCCGCGTTCGATGTGATGAGCTCCGAGGGCGAGACGGCGATCGCCCTGACGGTGACCAATATCCCGCTTGAGGTTTTAGCTTTGATCACCGGGCGGGTGTTCGATGCTGTCAACGGGCTGCTGTATGACGATGGGGGAACCGCGCCCTATTTCGCGCTGATGTTCCGCTCGCTCAAGTCGAACGGTTCCTACCGTTACTATGCATTTCTCAAGGGCCGCTTCAACGTGCCCTCCGAGGCAGCAACGACAAAGGGCGAAACTCCAGAACCGCAGACGCTGGAGATCACCTACAGCGCGATCAAGACGATCTTCGAATGGGATCTCAGCGATAGCGTGACTGACGGGGTGAAGCGCATCATCGGCGACGAAGATGCGGCCGGCTTCGACCCGACCGGCTGGTTCACCGCCGTACCGGAACCGTTGTTTGTGGCGAGCAGTTAATGCCAGGCGCACCGATCAAGCTCACGCTCTACGGGCCAAACGACGAGATTGCCGGAGAGCACAGCCGGTCATTCGTGCCCTGGAAGCTGCTCAAGCGGGCAATTCACCTGTCTAAATCGTTCGATGCGGAGGAGATGTCCGAAGAGGATCTGGACTCCATAGCGCAGCTGGTCGTCGATTTCTACGGTGGGCAATTCAGCCTGGAGCAGCTGGAGAACGGGGCGGATGCCGGCGAGATGATGGCTGTCATCGAAGCGATCGTGGCGAAGGCCGGCCAGATGAGCGGTGCGAACGGCGCGGACCCAAACCCTCCACCCCAGGGGTAGGTAATTCTGCTCCTGGGGACACCTGGCTGATCGATCTAGAGGTGCAGATGGTGACGGCTTTCGGCTGGAGTTTACACGAGATCGATGAGACGGACATCGAGAGCCTGCTGCCGTTTATTTTTAGATTCATCGAACCCGAAACGAAAAAAACGAGGAAAATGCCAATCAAAAAAGTTTATTGCGATCAGGTGAATTGGCTGTGACGCCTTCTAATGTGCTGGTGTTCTGCCCTACTTATAAGGTTGATGGCGGCCAGCTGGCCATGGAACCCGAAACTTTGTCTAAAATTCATCGATTGAATTTTAGCGAGCATTTCGATGTTGAGATCGGCACGGACAACCCATATCCACCGCCGGACAACCGCAACGTGCTGCACCAGTACCAGAAGGCGCGGCAGATGGCGCTGGAGGGCGGATACGATGCGCTGCTGACGGTCGAGCATGACATACTTGTCCCACCGGATGCGCTGCAAATGTTATGGGACACCGGAGCGCCGGTGGCTTATGGTATCTATCTCTTTCGTGGTTACCGCAATATCGCCAATGTCTATCGGCTGCACGACATTGAGCGGCCCAATATGGTGAAATATCGCAAGAAATTGGGAAGGGATATTCAGGATGGTGTGATGAAGACTAACGGGGCCGGGATGGGCTGCCTGTTGATCCGCCGAGCGGTGCTCAAGCGGATCGAATTCCGTACCACAACGGAGATGACCGCCCCGGATTTCCCATTTGCCCAGGACTGTGAGGCATTGGGAATTAAACAGGTGGCACATTTCGGGGTGCAATGCGGGCACATCATCAAAGAGCGAGCACTGTACCTGGATACCCGTTATGCTCAGGGATCCAAGCGCCCGAGCACGGTCAATCAACGTCCCTGGGTAAAAACAATGCCTATCCTGGAGCGGCTGCAAATTGCTATATTCAACCGGAGGGGCAAAGCAGACGGTCTCAAGCAGGCGCTCATGGCCAGCGGGCATAATGTGGTCAGTAACGGCGAGGATGCCGATGCCCTGCTGATCGACCATGACATGAACCAATATTCCTTCCGCAACACGATTGATAAGTATTACCGGGAAGGTAAGCCCGTGTTCCTGTACCCACATGGGGCGGCGCCGATCCTGAGCTGGGACGGCGTTTGGGAGCCCTACGAGGCGGTGACGGCCAATCTGGTCACGGCTCCGGGCCAGGCCGAGGTGATGCGCAGGTATGGCTACTCCAGGCCGATAAATATCATCGGCTGGTATTACTGCGAGCAGAGGCCATTCCAAACCCTGCGGACTAAGCAGTCCGAGCAGGGCATGAATATCCTATTCGGCCCGATCCATCCGATGAAGGGCGGCAGCTGGTCCTATCCGGAGGACGAGGCTATCAATCGGCGCACGTTCGAGCGGTTGCTCAAGGTCCGGGGCGCAAAGATTACGGTGCGCTATATCGGCGACCTGGCGGCGAACGGGCTGTGGGAGGCACCGGGCGTGAGCTATACGCAGGTCAAACCCACCAACGATACCGCCGACATCGACCAGGCCGACGTAGTCATCTCGAATGGCACATTGGCCTACCTGGCCATTGCGCGGGGCAGGCCCACGATCATGCTTAACCAATTGAGCGGCGGGCGAGATCTGGTCAAAGATAAAGTCATGCAGGTGGCCAACCTCGATAAATATGCCGATTACATGCGCTATCCGTTCGACGTGGAGGATGCCGCTGATCTGAGTAAAGTCATCGAAGACGCCGGGCAGCACGAGCCGCAGGAATGGAAGCGACTATTCATCGGCCAGCAATTGCAACCGGCTAAATTTTGCAGCTTGCTGGGTAAGCTGATCGCAGAGCAACAGGGCCAGAGCACCAAGCCTCAGCCTGTCCCGGTCCATAAAGCGCAACCCGCCAGGCGGATAGAGAAGGGAATTTATTATCTGCACCGCCACCAGGGCAAAGAGGCGGCGTATATTCACGCCCTGGGTAAGGTCGGATATCGGCTGGTGCAGACGGTCAGCGCGCGGCTGCGTTTCGCATTGGGCGATCTGGATGGATCGCGTTTCGGGAACGGCGAGGTCATCTATCGGGAATGGCTACCTCGGATGTATAAAATCGGCATCCCGGTGTTCATGTACCCGCATGCCGCCCGTCCGATGGTGCAGTGGGATGGGCTGCTGGTGCCCTGGCCGCATACGCGCTGCACATTCGTGATCGCCCCGGGACACGCCGAGGTGATGAAACGATTCGGATATCAAATTCGAACCGAGGTGATTGGCTGGTCGATGTGCGGGCTGAGAGATTTCCAGCCGGTCCAGGAAATGAAAAATGTACTCTTTGGCCCGATCCATCCCGCGCCGAATGGCTGGCTGGCAGACTGCGATATCGACATTAACCGGCGTGCCTTCGCCCGATTAATGCAATATTGCCGGGAGAGCGGTGCAAGCCTGACCGTGCGCCACATCCAGCCCTTAGAACGCAGCGGCCTGACCAAACAGCCAGGCGTGAAATATATCCGCGCCCGGCCGAATGGCTCCACCGCCGAGATCGACGCAGCTGACCTGGTGATCGGGCACCAGACATTCGCCTACCTGGCCATCGCAAGGGGAAAACCGACCCTGATGATGGGCGAGGATACCCCCCCGCATAGCGGGCAGGCCGCATCAAATTTGCGCTTTGTAGAGCATTGGGATGAATATGCCGATTATCTCATGTATCCCCTGGACATCCTCAAAGGGAATACCTCAGATGTGGTAGAGCAGGCCTGCCAGGGCAGCGCCGACCAGGATGGTCGGACGGCTGCAATGGAATGGCGGGATAAATTCATCGGGGAAGCATTCGACCCAACGAAATTTGTGACCAAACTGGAGAGTTACCTATGACAGCGAAATATATGAGCGAAATAGCACCTGGTATCACGCCCGCCCAGCGGGAAAGAGAATTCAAGGCCTTGCTCGAGATCTATGTGAAATTACAACCTGAGTATGTGGTCGAGATTGGCTCCTGGAAAGGGGGCACGTTATGGCATTGGTTGAACAATGCTTCCCAGGGGGCGCATGTGGTGAGCGTGAACCTCAGCCCGAAACAATGGATGTCACCCGATCCGGAGTTTAAAAATAATATCTGGTATCACTGGGTCCCGGATGGCGTGCACCTGCACACCATCACGGGCAATTCGGCTCTTCCGAGCGTTATTGCCAGGGTCGGTTATATCTGCCCACATATTGATTTTCTGTTCCTGGACGGCGACCATTCCTACGAGGGCATCAAGGCGGATTTCGAGAATTACGGGAGCAAGGTCAGGCCGGGCGGGATCATCGCCATGCACGACCTGATTCCACCCAGGGACCGGGCTCGGATCCAGGTGGGCCGCTTTTTCAACGAGCTCAAGGCGGCCGGGTATAAGACTGAGGAGTTGTATTCTATGCCCAACCAGCGTGATATGGGCATCGGAGTCGTGCACATTTGAGCGATCAAGCATCGAACCTGAGCGGAAAAGTCGGACTGGATGTAACCGATTTCAAGAGCGGTCTTGCCACGCTCAACAGAGAAATCCGGGTCATCGAGTCAGGCTTCCGCGCGGCCGCGGCAGGCCTGGGCGATTGGTCAAAATCGGCCACGGGCCTCGAGGCGCGTATCAAAGCGCTCACCGGACAGATCGACATTCAAAAACAGAAAGTGGCCGCGCTGGAGGGGGAATACAAGCGGGTGGCGGCCGAAAAGGGTAAAACCAGCCGGGCAGCTCAAGAATTGCAGATCAGGCTCAATAAGGAAAACGAATCGCTCAATAAGATGCAGGGCGAATTGGGGCAGACCGAGAAAGCCCTGTCCGATATGGAGGGTGAAACCAAGGATGCTGCCAAAGAGGCCGATCAATTGGGTAAAGCGGAGGACAGGGCCGAGAGAGCCACCGGCCGGCTGCGCGGGGCATTGGACAGGCTGAAAGGCAGCCTGAAGAACGTCATCACGGATTTCAAGGCGTTGGGGACCCGGGTGCTCAGAAGCGTGGCGCTCGGGATCGCTGCTGTTGGGGCAGCGGCGGTGGGGGCGGTGATCGGGCTGGCCAGGTTCATCACAAATGCGGCGAAAGCGGCCGACGAGATATTCGAGAGCGCCGAGAAGCTGGGCATCTCTACCACACTTTTCCAAGAGTTCAGCTTCATCGCCGACCAGGTCGGAACGGACGTGGAGAGCGTCGGGCGCGCATTTGCTCGCACCACAAAAGCGATCAAGGAGGCGGATAAGAAGGGCAGCCCGACCGCCAAGATGTTCGAAGAGCTGGGCGTTGGCGTGCGTGATGCCAATGGGCAGCTGCGCGATAGCCAGGACGTGTTCTTCGATCTGATTGGATCGCTCGGCGATATCGAAAACGAGACCCAGCGCGAGATCCTCGCCCAGCAACTGTTTGGGAAGAGCTACCAGGAATTGATCCCGCTGATCAACCTGGGGGCGGACGGCCTGGCGAAAATGACCGACGAAGCCCACAAGATGGGCGCAGTAATGGATGAAGAAACGGTCAAAGGGCTGGCGGATCTCAATGATCGCCTGGCGGCGCTCAAAGGCGGGTTCAAGGGACTGCTCGGACAGATGGCGGGCAAGTTACTACCGACTGCCAATAAGGTGTTGGACGCATTCCAGGCCTGGCTGGCCAGCCCGGCGGTGCAGGCCGGGATCAAAAATATCTCCGAAAAAATAGGTAAGCTCGCCGAAATATTGGGCAGAGTGATCGATAAGCTCCTCAAGGGCGACATCAAGGGGGCATTATCCGAGATCATCCCCCCGGCGACGGTCGAGCAGATCGCGAATTTCGCCAAGACATTCAGGGATTTTGTCGATAACACGCTGATCCCATTTGCCAGGGAGCATGCCGAGGAGATCAAAGGGGCGCTGATCGGGATCGGGGCAGCATTGGCCGCGGCCGGGATCGTGGCGGCAATCGCTTCGATCGCCTCGGGAATAGGGCCGCTGATCATTCTGGTGGGATTGCTCGGGGCAGCCTGGGCGGGCAACTGGGGAGGAATACAAGAAAAGACCAGACAGGTAATCGATTTCTTGCGCACGAATATCCCGACCTGGCTCGCATCGCTCAAGGCATGGTGGGAAGGTTTCAGTACCAGTCTGCGCACTACCTGGGAAATGGTCTGGAGCGCCATACAGACTGTCATCCAGACGGTCGCCCCAATCGTCAATGCGCTCTTCGCAGCTTTCCGCTCCGCCTTCGAAGGTGATTGGGTTGGGTTTGGGGAAAACCTGCGCGTGGCCTGGGACAAGACCTGGGCGTTGATCAAAGACATTCTCTCCAAGGCGTGGGATGCGATCAAGATCATTGCTGCCGATCTGGTCGACAATATCATCCGCTTCTTCACTGAGACCGACTGGCTGAAAGTGGGCCAGGACATCGTAAAAGGAATTGCAGACGGGATCAAAGCCGGCGCGCAGTGGGCCATTGACGCGATCAAAGCCCTGGCAAAAGCCATCATGGATGCCCTGACAGGATTCTTCAAATCAGGATCACCGTCCAAATTATTGCTTGATTTCGGTGAGAAGGACCTGGGCATGGCCCTGGCGCAGGGTTTTCTCAATTCGATCCCGCAGATCAGAGCTCCTTTAAGTGCTGGGCTTGGCGGATTAGACCTGCAAGCCGGGCTCGCCGGGGCGGGGTCGAGCCTGGCCTTCGCGGCGCGACCTACCTCGAATAAGGTAGTCACGATTGGCGGTGACACGATCCACGTGACGATCAATGACCGCCTGGCAGCGAAAATGTATTTAGACCAGCAGCGCAGGAAAAAGGAAAAGTACGCGGAGAATTTGATGTGAACCGGATTTATTCTCTACTGGACCTGGTGCGCCGGGACGATTTTGTCAGCGACGTCGACAGCCTGAGCCTGTTGGGGATGGCAGACGGATTCGGCCTGGGTAATAACGGCTGGATCCCGGCCGTTGTGCAGTCGGGCGCGCTCAGCGTGGAAGAGGCGATCACGCTGCTGGCCTACGGCGCATCCGATGATGGCTTGGCGGCGAGCATCCAGGCATTGACGGAGAAAATCAAACAGATCTCCGACTCTGAAGACGCGGCGGAACGGTATGGGGTCTGGCTGCGGACGCAACTGCTCAACGAGACGAGCGCCCGCCAGGCCTATATCAAGCGCCTGGAACACCGGCCAGCCCAGCCGGTGAGAGGCAGCGGATCGATCCAGAGCTATATCGGCGAATACCTGCTGGGCCTGGAGCGGATGCCATACTGGGAATCACCGGATGCGGAGACCTACGAAACGACGGCGGTCAACGGGATCGGCGGGAAGTTCGATTACACCACATACGGAGGCAGCCCCGGAGCCGTGGTGGGCGACGAACCGGCGCGCCTGGCGCTGGTCAAATTCCGCGGGGTCAACGGGGCCACATATCCGTTCCACCGTTTTTGGATGGGATTCAAGACGAACCGGCACGGCAACCGGGCCAACTTCCAATCGACATGGTCGCTGCGCAAGGGGTTCGCATTCGGGGCGGACACCACCGGAGGCACCAGCAATTCAGACACCACCGCTCTCGACGGCTACAAGGCAAAATG